ATTCAGTCAATAAAAGCTGCTCCATGCTTACCCCGAATAACTGCGCCAGTTTGTAGACATTAAGAGCATTGGTTTTCAAAATACTTCGGTCAGATGATGAATTAAAAGCATTAAGCGTTTTAAGAGGTATACCCGTTATCTCTGCAACAAAGCGACGGGACATTTTAAAAATGTTGCGATAATATTCGACTGCGCTTTTTGCGTGTGTTATCGAATCATTTTCGATAAGCAGCGTTTTTTGAGTTATTAAAACTCTATCCATAAAGTTATCGTCAGTCAGCTCAATCCTGCGCCCTTCAACTACAAGAATAATATTATATTCGTTATCGTCAAGAATATTTACTGTAGTCTTATAAGACCAAAAGCCTATTTTTTGAGTTATGAAATTCAAGATACAATCAATAGGCACAAACAACGTATATTCAACTTCATCAACAAAATTAATAGCCTGCCGCCTATCAGGAAAATTATAGACTTGATATCTTGGCGAGCCTGTTTCGTAGCTGCTTATGATTACAGTTTTTCCGACGCCATAATCAATTAAATGCGCGATATCGGGCAGATATTCAGGATTGTTATATCCGTAAATAACGTGAGATATAGAAGGATACCCAATGACGACACGCTTACACTCGTATTTGTCGAAAAAGTCAAGAATATTACTACAGGGAAGATTAAAAACCTCAATCAATTCGGCTTCTGTATAGGATTTTGTTGACATACTAGCCCCCCTAATCGTTTT